CGAGATGGACCTGTGGAACAAGCTCGCCGCCAAGTATGACAACTCGGCGAACTTCCCGGTCAACGGCGAAATCCCGAAGTCGAAGATGCAGCGGCTCTTCCCCGGCGCGCTTCGTGCGCTGCCGAAGACGTTGCAGGAAATCGGCCTGGGCCACCTTGTCGGCGGTGTTGTGCAGGATGACCGCACCATGCTGCCTGATTTTGAACCCACCCCGCCGCTGCCCACTGCGCCGGCTGGCATCGAACCCCCCGAAGACATGGAGGACTGACATGGCCCGACGACCCACAGCAGCACCCGCAGCAGCACCGACCGGCGTCACCCGCGCCGGCGCCTATGCCGAGATTGAAACCGACGCCGGCACGATCCGTGTCGAGCGCGGCGATTATGTCGTCATCGACGATCAGGGCACGCGCGTCATGCCGCCCGAAGTCTACGCGGTCGAATTCCCGGACGCGCCGGAAATCGAACTGGCTGAAGAAGCCTGATCGATGGCCCGCGGCACCACGCTTGGACAGTTAGTCGACGATCTTCGCACCGAGGCCAACCTCGATCCGAACCCGGCGCTGTCGTTGAACATGGTGCCGATGATGAAGCGCATCATCCGGCGCACCCAGGAACGGCTGTACGATGAATTCGACTGGCCCTTCCTGAAGGTGCGCCGCGATGTCGCCGCGGCGGCCGGCCAGCGCTACTATGACGTGCCCAACGACATGAACCTGGAGCGCATCACCCAGGTTGACTATCGCTGGGGCGACCGCTGGCTGCCGGTCGAGCGCGGCATCACGCTCGACAACTTTTCGTCGATCGACAGCGACGCCGACGCGCGCGCGGACCCGATCATGCGCTGGGACGTGATAGATGCTGGTAGCGGCTTGCAGATCGAAGTCTGGCCGATCCCCGCGACCGACGGGCTGGCGATCCGCTTCACCGGGCTGCGCAATTTGAATGCGCTGACGTCGGACAGCGACCGTGCCGAGCTCGATGACATGATGATCGTGCTGTACGCCGCCGGCGAGATGCTGGGCAGCGCCAAGTCCGAAGTCGGGCGCCTGAAGCTCGCGATGGGCAAGGCGCGCGCGGACACGCTGCGCGGGCGCGTGATCAAGCGCCGCAACAATGGCTTCATCCTGGGCGGCGAAGGCGGCACTGACAGCCGCCCCGATCCACGCATGGCAACGCCGCTGGTGGCCTACGTGCGAGACGCCTAGATGGCGTACATCATCATCGAAGACTTTCGCGCCGGGCTCGACCGCCGCAAGCTCGCGGTAGCCTCGCCGCAGGGCTCGCTCCAGACGTGCGAGAATGCCCATATCACGCGCGGCGGCGAGATTGAGAAGCGGCTGGCGATGGTGGCCAAGTACTCGCTGTCGCCCGGCCAGACGTTCGGCTTTGCCGGCGCCAACGGCGTCCTGTACACGTTCGGCTCGGTGGCGAGCCCCGCGGTGCCGTCGGGCATCACCTATCAACGCTTGGTTCACCCGTCATCGCACGCGATGGACGGGGTGGTCTTCGCCGAATTCTATGACGGCAAGGTCTTCGTCGCGGCGCACTATACCAACGGCGATACGCTGCACTTCTACGACGGCGCGCGCATCACTGATTGGGATAGTGCTTCAGGTGCAACGGTCGCCGGGCAAGCGGCCGTTGCAGGCATCACGCTCAAGGACAAATTCTACGCGGCCTATCTGAGCGTGCTGGGCTTCTCGGCCATCGGCGATCCGACGCTGTGGCAGACGGGCACCGGCTACGGCTTCAAGAACATGGCAAACCAATCGGCGGGCTCGGAAGCGCTGACGGCGCTCGGGCGCTACGGCAGCTTGATGGCCGTCTTCGCGCGCCGGAACACGCAGATTTGGTATCTCGATCCCGACCCGACGTTGAACGTGCAGCAGCAAGTGCTGCCGAACATCGGCACGTTCGCCGCGCGTTCGGTGGTGTCGTTCGGCGAGCGCGATGTCTTCTTCCTGTCGGACACTGGCGCGCGATCGCTGCGCACCCAGCAGAGCGGGCTTCAGGCCGGCGTGTCGGACGTCGGCACACCGATCGACGACGACTTGCTGGCGTACATGGCGACGCTGACAGAGGCGCAGCGCTTGGCCGCGGCGGCCGAGATTGACCCGATCAACGGCCGCTATGTGCTGGCGATCGGCAATCGCGCCTATGTCTTCTCGTATTTTGCATCATCGAAAATCTCGGCCTGGTCGACGTATGAATTCGGCTTTCAGGTGACGGATTGGGTGTCGATGGACGGCCGGCTGTGGGGCCGCGCCGGCGATACGATCTACCAACTCGGCGGCGATGACGGCGCGACCTATGACAGCACTGTGGTCGAGGTCGACTTGCCCTACATCGATGGCCGCGCCATCGCCACCTTCAAGAATTTCACGGCGATCGACATCGTGTCGCAAGGCGAATGGGACGTCTACATCAACACCGACCCGAACCAGCCGACCGAAGAGAGCAAGATCGCGGTGATCAACAACATCACACTGTCGGGGCCGTCGCTCGGGATGCTTGGGCACAGCCCGGTGTGCAAGCTGCGCTTCGTGTCGCGCGGCACCGGCCCGGCGAAGCTGTCGAAGATCATCGTCCACTATGACGCGGCCGAGGCCACTTGATGTGGATGCACGAGCTCAAAGATTATCCCGAACTGCTGGCGCCGGTGATCGCCAATATGCGCGAGTGGGACCGGCGCGAGATATTTGCGACGCTCGACGGGGACGACGCGGACCTGGCGGAAGCGGTGGGCGGCGCCGGGCCGGTGACATGGGTGGCGGGCAAGGGCGACCAGCCTATTGCCGTGTTCGGCTGCCGGCCGATGTGGCCGGGCGTGTGGTCGATGTGGTTTTTTGCGACCGACGAAATCGACAATATCGGATTGGCAGTGACAAAGGTCATCAAGAACGGTATCGTGCCGATGTTGTTCGCGGAAGGCGCGCATCGTTTGGAGTGTCGCTCGATGAAGGGACATACCGAAGCGCAACGCTGGTTGTCCGTCCTTGGCGCGAAGCGCGAGGGGCGTCTGAAGGCGTTTGGTCGCGGCCGTGAAGATTTTTACACCTATGTCTGGACTGCATAATGTGCTTCGCCAGTAAAGCCCCGGAACGGATCACCAAGCAGCAGCGCGCGGACGAAGTGGCGCGTCAGCAGCGCATTGCCAGCGGCATGACGCGGATCGACGGCGCCTTCAGCGGCTTCAACGACGACTTCTACAACAAGATCAAGCAGAACTATGTCGATTACGCGACGCCGGAACTGGACCGCCAGACCGGGCAGGCGCGCGACAACCTGATCTACGCGCTGTCGCGCAACGGCAACCTGGATAGCTCGGCGTTCATCAAGAAGAACAACGACCTTCAGCATGAAGCGGACACCGCGCGCATCGGCATCGCTGACACCGGCTTGAACCAGGCCAACGCCATGCGCGGCAACGTCGAGAACACCCGCTCCGGCGTGGTGGCCGAACTGAATGCCACCGGCAACAGCGATGCAGCGACGGCCACGGCCATGCGTCAGGCCAACAACCTGAATGTCCCGCAGGGCTACACGCCGCTGGGCAATCTGTTCGCCAATTTTGCAAGCACGCTTGGCCAGATCGGCAGCAGCGCCGGCACCAATTACGGTGGCTTCGTCGGCGGCGGGCGCGGGCTTTTCAGCCCCAGCAGTGGCGCCCAGCGCGTCGTGGGAGGCTGACATGTGCGACCCCTTCAGCATTGGCATCGCGCTCGCAGTCGGCGGCCTTGGCGCTTCGCAGATCGGCAACAACCAGGCTGCCGGCGCACAGGCGCGTGCGCAGTCACAGGAGCGCGCGCGCCAGCAGAAGATGACGCAGCAGCAGGAAGGCTATTTCAACGATAGCTTGGGCAAAGCAACGGCCGTCACCGACCCGACCCAACAGGCCGCGGCAGTCGACAAGCGCAACACCGAGCTTTCATCGGCGATCCAGCCGTCCGATGCGTCAGCCTATATGCCAGGCTCTTCGAGCGCCCCGCAGTTAGTCAAGACGGCGAACGACAAGGCGGTGGGCAACGAGAAGGCGGACGCTTCGCGGCTGGCACTGGCATTGGCGCAGATGGGTGCGCCGGGCCAGCAGTTGTTCGACGCCAACATCGGCATCGGCCGCAATTCGCAAGGCATCGGCCAGATCGCGCAGTCGAAGGCATCGAGCGCGGACGTGCTGAATGCCGAGCTTCAGGCCGCCGCACAAAAGGGCGGCA